ATACCCCATGTCTGGATAACACTGTAGTCAGCCGTAGTCCGTGTAGAGAAAGCAGTATCATATGTTTGAATTATAAAATCACAGCTGGGTGGTTCTTCATCATCCCAGTATTTCAACCACCTCTTCTTAATAATACCACCCTCTTCAGGTGTGGGGTCTTGCATGTAGAGAGCATTCCAGTATCTACTGCCATTACTGGCCTTAATCTCGCTCTCATCCATACGTAAGACTTCATCGGACTTCCATTCGGGAAAGTAACTAGAGCCTACAGGTAAGTCAAGCAATTCCGCTGCTTCTTCGTCAACCCATGCAGGTATTCTAATTACTTCCCATGGGATTGTTTCAAACTCTCCCATATTCTCTTGTTGTTTTAGCAACCAACCACACAGATCATCGTAGTGGTAGCGTGTATTGATAATTACTATAGCCCCATTGGGCATGATGCGGGTTCTAAGCCCTGCTGGATACCATTCCTTGATGTATCTCCTGCCTGAAGCACTGATGGCGTCCTCTTCAGACATCACATCATCCAGTATAGCTATGTGAGCACCACGTCCAGCTATCTGTGATCTAACACCAGCTGCATAGTAAGACCCATTCTGGTTTGTCTTCCATTTACCAGCAGCTCTGACGTCGCTTCTTAAAGAGACTCCTTTAAAAATCTTCTCAAACTCTTCAGTACCTACTACATCACGGACAGACCTACCAAAATCACTGGACAATTGATCACTATGGGAGACAGTCAGTATCTCATGTGAAGGATTTCTACCAATATACCATGCTGGGAAGAGCTTAGAGCAGATAACAGACTTAGAAGACCGTGGTGGAAGAAAGACCATCAGTCGTTTTATCTTACCATCTTCTAAATCTTTTAGTTTATTTGATATGACTTCAATATGACGACCCATCTTCCAGTCAGAGACAAGCATTGGTGCCATCTTCCGAACGAATGTAAGGAAATCATCTTTACATTCTTGTTCTACTTTAGTATCTAACAGTCCCTTTAAGTTAATGTAAGGTTGTAGGTACTCATTAGTATTGTCTAGTAACTCCATAGAGACTATTATACACTACAAAGTTCTATAGTACAACTATAAAGTTAAAATAAATATAAATAATATATATTAAAGTTACTTTAAAGTAACTTAATAGGCGCAGCCATTTTATTTTGAAGAGAAGTCCGGGTTATTTTTTAAATATATGTCATGGCTGTTGTATATATATACTAAGCCCATTGCTATTTTGATGGGGGTGTCGCATATTTGTTCATATGAGTACTCTCCTGCTAGATAGGAGTCCCTTTCATCAAAATAGCATGTATGAGTATACGATAGATACTTATAAATTCATCCGAAGGATGTCATTCATGTCTTCTATCGTATTCCATATAACTTACCATATATATCATAACCTATTGATCCTACAGAATATTTCATATACATCACAGCATATCCTTCTATCATAGTGCATGATGACATACTGTAAGTGGAGACGATTCAATCCTCCGAGTCAAGACGATACACAGACTGGCTACGCCATCGCTGTTTCAACCATGTATGTATAGCACTAATTCAACCTCTGAGTCAAGACGATCTCGTTGTTTTTCGTAGAAGAACCTATGGTTCTACGAAAAAAACTTAACATTGGAGATTGAGTTATGAATACTTTTCAGGTTTATATTCCTTCTGACATGATAGCGATCTTTCCAAAGGTTGCTGAGACCTTTCCTGAAGGTGATGTGTGGGTTGACATGATGCCAAGTTCTGAAAGGAATACACCTTTGTGGGAGGCTTCCTTGAAGAAGGCTCAGCACTACGGTCTTTGGGTCAGAGTTCTGCATCCGAGTTCTTCATTCCACTGTGTTGTGCGTGGATTACCGGCAAATAAACCACCTCGCACTGGTTTCGCATGCCCAGCTGGTCTTACAGATGAGCTTGCGGCATTCATGAAAGATTGTCCTGTTGTTGAAGATGCAGCCAGTCTTATCGAAAAAGTCTGAGATTCTTCTGCAACCATCGTAATCCCTCGACGCCTCTTTGAGTCGAGGGATTACTTAGGAGTGTGCTATGGTTTTTAGTGTTGTTGTTGCTGGCAGTCGTGGGTTTGCTGACGTTGAGTTGTTAGACCGAAAGCTGTCACATCTGTTGGTAAATCGTTCTGATATATGTATTATATCGGGAGGTGCCAGAGGTGCTGATAGCTTGGGTGAACAGTGGGCGTTGGCAAATAATCATAAGGTCTTGCGTATGCCAGCAGATTGGGATTTGCATGGTAAATCTGCTGGGTATAAACGTAATGTTGAAATGGCAGAGGCTGCTGATGCTTGTGTTATATTCTGGGACGGTGAGTCACGGGGGTCACAGCATATGATAAATATCTGTGAACAACGTGAGATACCTCTGAGAGTTATAAAATATTGATCAACCACCAGCAATCCCTCACTCCCCTCTTTGAGGCGAGGGATTGCTTCACCACTTAACATAGGAGAAGACATTGGGAATACATAAGAATAAACATTTAGGCCCTTGGATTGAGAAAGAAGCGACTATCTTTGAGCATATTAAATGGCGTTGGCAATCTCTTTTAGGTGACATCACGTTGTTTATCTATTTTTGGAGAAGACTTGAAAACAATCAAAAATTTAAACTTTCCACTGTAAGTAAAGTTCGTAAAGAAGTTTACAAATTCAACCTATCTCTCCAGTAATCCCTCACCACCTCTTTGAGGCGAGGGATTACTTCACAACCTAAAGGAAAAGATATGACTTATAATGAAAAGACGAATTACTTGTTAAACATATGTGTGAGTTTAATTCTATTAGGAGTAGGAGTATTTATGGATATAGGTATAACTATTCATTCTCCAGTGATTAAGATTGTAGGTATCTTTCTTGTCACAATGGGTTCATTAGCTTTGGCATGGACTACATTTAAGTTCATCACCAAATGATCAACCACCAGCAATCCCTCACTCACTTCTACGAAGCGAGGGATTGCTTCAATACCCCAAGCTGCTGGGGGATGACAGCAGCCTACGAAAGGAGACATGATATGTCTTTTGTAAATGCTATGACAACTACTGTATGGAGATTTTATAATGGTACTGAGTGGGTTGATTCACCACAAGGTAGAACTACCTTACAGAACAAAGCTAACTATGCTGATGCTGTATCTAAGGGATACGCCATTGCTAAGTTCTATTACCTGAAAGATACTGATATTCTTGTAGGTCATGAGTGCATGATGACTGAAGGTATTAGATCATTACCTGATAATTTTCTATTGAAGGATATGAATAAGCTTGTTGTAGTTGGTGACCGGAATTATTCTAATAATTCTGTTGCACCTACGTCTCCAGATAATACTATATCTGCAACACCAATCCCTTCAGAGTATAATCCTATACTTTGATAACTCAGAGTGGGTACCTTCGGGTACTCACTCTTTTTTTAAAAGGAAAAACTTATGACTGTTAATCATGTGACCTATGATAAAGAGTTCAAAGAGTTTATGCTATCTGCTTTTAGTACTAAAGAAAAGTATGATGAAGTGATGCGACAATGGGCTGCAAATACTTGTAAGCCTAACCCATGTTCTATAGTTGATGGAGAGTGCAATGTTTAGTGGTTTAAAAGAAGTAAATAAAATATATAGAGTTGATCTTGATCTAAAGTTTGAACACTACTATGAGAACAGACCTTTAACTGAATCTAAGGTAAAAGAATTACAAACTTCTTTAAGAGAATCAAATCTATTACATATTAATCCTATTATTGTACGTAAGGTAAAGGTTAATGGTGTTGTAGTATATAAGATTGTAGATGGACAACATAGAAATGAGGCTGCTGTTAGAGAAAGTCTAACAAGGTATTGTATTATAGATGAATCAATTGATCCTCATCTAATGATTAAACTTAATACACACATGAAGAATTGGACCTTGCAAAACTATGCTAAGTATTGGTCTAATATTCCAGAGACTTCTGAAGTATATGATATATATTTAGACTACAAAAAATACTATGGTAAGTATACTACAGACAGTATTATGTTAATGATCTGGAATAATAATAGAACAATACATAGAGGAAGCTATCATAGAGATGGTCAGAAAGGTGGTAACAAACCTTTTAAAGATGGTAAGTTACAATTTGATACTCAAATTAAAAGAAGATTAGATAAGTATCTTCCTATGTTTGAAGAAGTTTATCGTGCTGCACACAATCCACCATTGCAGAAAGGTGCAGTAAGACGACAGGTATTTCAAGAAGTATTAATGAATGCTACTAGAAAGTCTAAGTGTTTTAGTTACGATAGGTTTATCAAGAACTTATGTAATTATCCTCATAAGTTTAATGAACTACGTTTACGTTCTGATCTTGAACAACACATGTATGAGATAGAAAGGTATTAGTATGTTAACAGATAAAGAAGGTTGGATACTAACATATAGTTATGCTGCTAAACAAAAAGCAATCAGTGGTGTACTTTTAGAATCATACTTTGATGACTACGGTGAGCCTTATGAAGTAGTATATAGTAAATCATTTCATACTATTATAGGTTCACCTTTTGATACAGAAGAAACATCAAGACTTACACTTGGTATGAATGAAACAAAGTGGAAGAAGAATTAAAGTTCTTGATAGTATACTTAGTAAGCTATATAATCCCCCGAAGCCCTCGTGATTCGGGGGATTATACCGCAACATATTAAAGGAAGAAGCTATGCCATATCGTATCACAAAGAATGTCTTACAGGATCAATTAGATCGTCTTAATTCTAAGTTGTATGAAACTGCCAACATGGATTTAGATTATGCTGAATGTTATGGAGGTTATTGTTTGGTAAACTATAAAGGTTCACACCATGCAACACCACGCATGTCAGGTAAAGAAATGAATCAGTATCTCAATGGCGCATTGGATTGGATCACTGATTAATTGTACTACTTAAATAAGGAAACACCACATGCTTCATAAAGTAATGACAGAAAAAGTTAAACTAATGACAGAAGTTCAGCGTGATCTTGCACTCAAAGATGTTAAAGAGACTATGAAATTGCATGATCGTGACAGTGATTACTATGCACAACTAGAGGCTGAGTATGATGCTTTACTTGAAGCAATGTAATAAAAGGAAAAGGAAAATTAAATGAACCTGTATCAAATATATCAAGATATTAACACAGACTTTGACACGTTTGATAGTGCAGTAGTAGTAGCTAATAGTATGAAAGAAGCACAGAATATACATCCCTCTGGTGGATTAGGTAGTTTTGATATGTATAATGATTGGGTATTACGACCTGACTTGGTAGAGGTAATATATTTAGGGAAAGTTGTCAGCGACCCAGAAGATGAAGCCTTCTTTCCAGAGCAGAGTATGTATCCCGGTGCTATAATCTGCACATCTAGGAGGAGAAGATAGTATGTCAGGTGGAATTAGAATAAAATTAAAGGATGGTGTTTACATATCTTTAATTCAAGTATCTTCCTATGAGAAAAATATTCTAGGAGTAGAAGGTATTAGAGAAAAAGGTTCTATGGAAGCAGCACTAATCAGTGTAGATGAAGAAGGAAATTCTAAGGGAATACTTAAACAAGTGGTGCGACTAAGTGACGCAAGCGAACTTGTAGATTTTATTAAGAAGGAATTAATGGAATGACTTGGGTTATTGTACAAGAATGTAAAGATTGTAGTGGACGGGGTAAGTTATATAGTTATAATACTACACCTAACAAATGCCATGAGTGTGAAGGAACAGGTAAGAAAGAATACTATGAGAAAACTTATCAGTATAAAACTGTAGATGAGGTGAAAGAAGACTACTCTAATACTCTTACTGTAATGTTAACTAACTAAGGAAGACTAATGAAAACTACAATGCACAGCGTAAGTTCTATTGTTATATCTAAATCAGATATGGAAACATTTGGAACAGTAGATGTAGAGGTAACAACAACTGATGGAGAGAAACTTAAACTCACATGCTTCCATGACAATGATGCACCTATTCCTATTACCCTAGAAATTGGAGAATGAATATGTTTGACCATGATAAACTAAACTTTAAAGTAGAGAAGTTCTCACTGTATACGCCCTACTCTGGGCTACATAACCGTAGCACCCTAACTGAAATACCCACTGATATCGGTGTAGGTCTACGTCGTGTAGATACTATGGAGCCACTGGCTATTGTATCAGATAGCTATGAGCCTACGCAGTACCTAACTATTGTAGATCAGATCGAAGACGCACTCAACCTAGCAGGGTTAGACCTGACTGATGCTGAATTTACTACCAACACCTACGACAGTGGTGCAAGGATGGAGTTGATTGCCAAGTTCCCTGCTCATGCACAGGACATAGACGGCACAGGTCCAGTGATACCACAGTTTGTCTTCCGCACCAGTCATAATAGGACATGGGCTAACAACGGTATGATGGGCCTCTTCAGGGCGTTCTGTTTCAACACCTTAGTCAGTGGTGATAAGCTTGCCTATGTGTACGGTAGACACACCAAGGGCTTCGATGTTGTATCCTTTGCTGCCAAGATCAAGGCGGCATCAGAGTACGTAGCTGGTGATGGCCTGACGCAGATGAAGGGGTGGTACAATACAGAGGTAGATAGGGAGGATGCAATTGATTTGTTCACTAAGACATTAGCAAAGCGATTCGATAACGTCAAGCGTAAGAATGTAGCCAACAAAGTTATGTTGTCTAATCTTATGAAGACCTTTGACAATGAGAACCGTCACGTACATGGTAAGGGATTGTATGAGAAGTATGGTACACAAGTGAAGGGTTCACTGTGGACAGCCTACCAAGCTGCTACTGAGTGGTCTAGCCACACAGCTACACCTAGAATGAGAGGTAAGGGACACACCCGTAAAGTATTGCGTGAAGAAGAGGTAAAGAAAATGTTGGTATCACCTGCTTGGTTAGAGTTGGAGGCTGCATAGTGTTAAAAATATACTTGACTAACTATTGTGGTTAGTGTAATTGTATGATACAATATGAAAGAGGATATAAAGATGTACTTTTTTAACTACACTGATCATAAGCATATACCAGAAGTATTAGAAGACTATCTTCTGTCTTCTTTAGAATCATCTGGTATTAAGATAAGAAGTATTTATGAAGTAAGTCTAACAGATATCAATGGTTTCTTAAATATGAATGAAGAAATGAGTCAAAGTAAATGAGTATAGTAGAAGGAAAGGTGTGGGGGACAACGATCCCCCTCATCCAACGTCCTCAAATAGAATTGCATTCTATCTTTGTTAATGCTGGTGGGTA